TTTTTAATAGAAAGCGAGGTGGTGGAAATGTCAAAAATACAAAACAGCATCTTCTCACGGCTCAGACAGCAGAAGAACAATATGCCGACGATCTGCAAACAGTGTAAAGGCGGTATATGCTTCAAATGTCCCTTGTTGCAGAGAGCAAACGCAGAGCAGAAACCGCGGCTTGTATTGAAGTGAGGTTGACGTAATGGGCGCACGCGGCGGATATAAAAAAGTGATCGACAGAAGCGGATATATCGCGATCAAAGCTGAAATGAAACGTTGCATGAATTGCCGCTACTACAACCGATATCTACATCGTAAACGGCGTGAACCAGGCAATTATATAAACATTAAAGTGAGGTTATAAAATGAAAAGGGTAGACACATTCAAGGCACTGGAACCCGGAACCGGCAAGGCGAACGCGGAAAAAGATATCGGCCTTATAAACCACTACACCCGGACACCGTTAAAGCCGGAAGAGGTATATGTTTTTAGCGTGATCCTCTGTGACAACGAGATCGACCGCGACACGGAACGTTTCACAAACGCGACGCTTGACGCGCTGGCGCCGTTGTTTTTAGGCAAGACTGTAATCAGCGATCATGTATGGAGCGCCGAGCGACAAGTAGCACGTGTTTATCATACAGAGGTTGAAACTACAGCAAAGCGCAACTCATTAGGCGAGCCGCTGCGCGTCCTTCGCGGTAACGCTTATATGCTAAACAATGAAACAAATACGGCGCTGATCGAAGCCATCGAAGGCGGCATCATTAAGGAAATATCAGTAGGTTGCGCCGTCAAGACCTGTTCGTGCTCGATATGCGGCGGGGCGTTTGGCTGGCTCGAATGCCCGAACAATCACCGGAAGGGGCAAAAATACGATGGCAAGCTGTGTTACGGGGAACTGATAGACCCGACCGACGCATTTGAGATATCTTTTGTAGCAGTACCCGCCCAACCGGGCGCGGGCATCACAAAGAGCGCAGGCGACAAGGAAAAGGAAGAAGCCGAGCAAAGAAAGCGGCTCATAGCAGATTTAGAGCAACAGGGCATAAAGGTAAAAACCGCTGAGGAAAGAGACGCGGAAAAGATGAAACATGAAAGGATGATGAAAGAGATTATGGAAGAGACAGACAGATTGATGGAGACGGCGAACAAAATACCGGCGGCATATTATGATAATTATAATAAGCCGGACGCGGCCGAAAAAACCGCATTTTATTCTACAGTTATTCACGGAGGCAACCGTAAAGAAGTGCTTGCGAGATACAAGACCCTGGGAGCGATCCCACCGGGCGATCCGTCATTAGGCGGCGGCGATCACTTGCTACCGTCAAACATGAGCCGGGAACTCTTGACCGAACCGATAGAAGAAAACACTTTGCGTCAGATCGAGCCGGTATCGCAGATCCGGGGGCTTGAAGAGGTGATATTGAGCTTCCAGATTGACGACCTGGCTCTTGAAGATATCACCGACCTTGATACAGCGCGCGAAATTGAAATGTCGGCCGGCAAGATAGAATACGGCAGGCACAAGACGAAAATCAACGCGACAATATCAGATACGATACTGCACGGAACGCAAACGAATCTTTCAGACACTATTGAGAGATCTTTGCGTTCCGGGCTTGCCATCAAAGAAAAAATTATGGCTTTTCGCGTTACGCCGATCGGGGATGAAAAAATTGACCGGCAAAGCTTTTACCTAAACAACATCAAAAAAGTTACAGGTGACGATATCATACAAGCGATTATAAACGCCTGGGCGGATATCCCTGAAGCATTTGCAGTCCGCGCAAGCTGCGTCATGCGGAAAAGTATGTACTACTCATTTATCAAGAATCTGGCGAACAATGACAACCTCTGGGGCAAGAAACCCGAGGAAGTTATAGGCATTCCGGTGATATTCAATGACTACGCGACGATCCCGATCGTCGGGGACTTCATCTACAGCCGACAGAACTACGATATATCTGCCATCTTTGACACTGATAAAGACGGTAAGAAAGGCGAGTATTATTTCACCTTCACTGCCTGGAGCGACCACAGAATCAGGCTCAAAAGCGCGTTCAGGCTAGCCATTGTTTAAGAGGAGGGAAAATAGACATGGATAACAACGAATTTGTTGACACTCTCGCTTTAGAGGAGTTTTTGAAAAGGAAAAAATGCGCGGAAACACTACAGCAAATGTATGATCGGCTAGCAGAGATATGCGATGATGAAACATTTGAAGAACTCCGGGAAGCGATTATTAAAATGCTGACAGACATACATACCTTCGCATATCGCACGGCTTATAAAACAGTGTTGGATAAACATATAAAGCAGTTGCAAGAGCATTATCAAAGCTTTACGAGAGGTGATAGCTGATGCTAGAGCTTGACGCTGAGTTGATTGAGAATATAGACGCCGCTTTGAATGCATTGATTGACGTAGCGCGAAAGCGGGCATTCCAAGAAGGGTATCAAGAAGGGTACCAGGCGTTACCATGTCAGTATGGTGAATAATATGGACAATAATGAGTATATTAACACTGATGTCTTGCAAGAAGTATTGAGGCGTTTTGTTTGCAGAAGAGAATATATAGAATCAATTCGCAACGCATCAGAGCAAATAATCATTTGTTGTAACAACGGTCTACATAAAAACATCGATGCCGTACTTAAAGAATTAGCAGATAAACTGCGAAAAGCGGCATTTTCTGAAGGCTGGAAATCGTGCTTGAAACGAGCGAGGTCAAATAATGGCTAGACTTACGAGTTATGGTCTTGATGAACTCGAGTTATCCATGAGGGAGATCATGGAAATACCGGATAATACTATCGCAGACATGCTGAATGCAAAAGCTGACGTTGTACTGCCTGCACAAAAAAGCAAAGGCCGTGCTTATGGTGTACATCGTACCGGCGTAACACTTAACTCAATGGTGAAAAAAAAGCCGCGACGCACGAAAAACGGAGTTACGATTGACATTTCATTCAAAGGTAAAAACGCAGACGGTAACCGTAACGCAGAAGTAGCCTTTGTCAACGAATTCGGTAAGCGCGGACAGGCGCCACGCCCTTTTATCAGGGACGCAAACGAGGAAAGCGCTGAGAAGGCGACCGAAGCGGCTGCGAAGGTATATTACCATTGGATAAAGTCAAAAGGTTTATGAGAGTTTTTTAGAACTAATCCCGACAATGAGGATCAGGAGTGAATCGAATGAGGATCTATCAATAAACATCAATACCGCTACATCGAAGGCAAGGGCGGCAGGCGTAGCCGCCCGAGAGGACGACGCGTAATATGATATGCTTTTGCTGAACCTTGCGGCGATGTATTACGACAACCGGGGTGTGTCGTATGCAGATTCGTTTCAGACGTCTGCCGAGGAAAGCGCCCGGAGAATGATAAACAGTTATGTTCTTGAACTCCGTCGCTCCGGAGAGGGTTAGGTGGTAAACTCATGGCGGTGACAATGCGAGGCGGCGCAAGACACCCGAAAAAAAGCGAATCGCAGCTTGTTTATGAAGTTATGCAAACGCTGGGGCGGTATGACGCGGTTTTCCGCACGAAAGCGGGACAGTTTTTCACGAAAGACGGGCAGCCGGTAAGCGGATTGCCCAAAGGCTTTTCCGACATCCTGTTTATACGGCAGGACGGCCGCGCCTGCTTTGTTAAATTGAAGATTGGAGACAATGAACCCAGCCCGGAGCAAGCACAATTTATAGAACGTATGCAAAAGCTGGGGGCGATAGCCGGAACGGCACGCAGCGTCGACGAAGCCCGGAAACTATGCGGTATTACGACATAAGAGACACAAAAACGAGAAATACACCCTTCTACAGCGGATACAGGCACGGTTAACGGGTAGTACATCACAAAACAACCTGCAAACCTCTTCAAATGGATACCGCGAGGGTTCGTAGATAGTGTGATAATCCTCCCAGGCGGTAAACGTCTTTATAGATTGAAAACTCGGGCAGGAAAGACAACTGGTGTTGCTTACATTGTTATTGAAGCTGCGTGCATATGCGGGATAGACCGCACAAGTAGCTGAAATATATCACGTCGTGCTGGTAAGCCTTTGTCCGGTTGAGTCATATAAGTGATAGAAATGAGCGGTTCAATTATGTTGACTTATCCCAACATTCATCCTTCCGCTTATCGTATCGGACAAGGGTTTATCAGTGCGGCGATCGACATAAAATAAAAGAGTATTGAATTGCTAAATAAAACGTCTGCAATGGAGGAAAATCCGAGCGAGCCGTTTTTGTGTTCGTGCTTGACAGCGTACTAATAGAATGATATATTAAAATAGTAAGCAGTCGAGCGGTAAGGTTGTTCCTCCATAAAGGAGGTGACCGCTTGACGATATTGGAAGTCATTGGGCTGCTGATGCTCATCATTGCGGTTATCAACTTAGTGATCGAAATCATTAAGAAAAAGAAATAACCGCCCCACCTAGCGAGACGGCTCTTTCTCAAGATATTAAATCTTATTGTGGAGCAGCCGCCGCTAGCACCGGCAAGCCGCTCGATTGTTTACAATGTAACATGAGGAAGGGAGATTGTCAATAGGGAGGTGTAATAATGGCAAAAACCCTCACAATACGGCTTGACGAAACAACTCACCGTGATTTCAAAATATACGCTGCAAGGAACGGAGTTGACATGACTAAGATTATATTGGACCATATCAAGAAATTACTTGAGGAAGCACAAAAACAAGCCGATTAAGCAGAACACCCGCCACCGTCTAGACAACTGTAAGCGAGTGTTCAAACCGACAGGGCAAGCCCTATCTGATGAATATTCTACATTAGATTGAGCTTTCTGTCAAAATAAACTTTGAATTTGATAGGAGGTTCTATTTTTATGAGCAAAGCGCTAGACAGAGATGGTGTCTGCCGAGTAATGGAAATCGCTGGCGAGATTATGACAACCGAAACAACGCAAGAAATGTTCCAAGAAACACAGGATTATTTCAAAAAGCAAATTAAGAAGGTACTTTCAAAAACAGTAAGTAAGTTACTGCTCGAGGATAATAACCTTGCAATCGAAATCTACCGCCACATATACTTATTTGGGTATATGGATGGAGTCATATCATACGACGCCGCTGTAAAAAAAGACACCGATTTAATCACATTATTAAGTGATCCAAACTTAGTAAAAAGCGTAAATGACACAGAGAACCAAAAAGGCACTGAGAGGGTCAGCGATGAAGTGGCGTTACATCCTGACCGTTCAATTTCTTTAGAAGATGTTAAAGCGTGGATAAATGATAACAGCCGGATTCAGGAAGAGATGGAAAAAAAAGGAATGACGCCGGAAGAACTGTATAAAACGGTCGATGCAGACATAGAGAGCATTACCCGTGTAGACTGTCACATTAAGGAAAAAAGGGAAGCATTGGGTCTGTCAAGGCGCAAACTTGCGGAAGCTGCGGGAGTCTCAATAAAGCAACTCCACGCTTTTGAAGCAGGTGAAGCCGAGCCTGATGTGTATCAAGCAATCCGCATTGCCGAGTGGTTAGGGTGTGAAGTTGAAGACCTATACACGATTTACAGGACAACGCCACAGAGCAAGAAGGAAAGCGATGAATATCAGGGAGGTACAGAGTAATGGATGTTTTTAATGATAGAGATGACAACGGTTTTATTGCTGAATGCCTGGCGTCTCTGTCATGGGCGATCAGGTTGGCGCTGGAAAACCCATACTGGGA